TCCTTGTGTGTGTTTGTGTCTATATCCGTTAGGTGGATTAGGCCTTCTTTGGAAACAATACACTAGCGTATGCGTCCGTAGAATATTTAGCAAGATCAATAGCGTTTTGGCTAACGGTCTTAGCAAAAGCTGTTTGTGCATCGATTAAGTCTAGTACAGATTGTTTGATAACCTTGTCAGTTACAACTGTATTGACAAAAACACGCTTGGTGTTTTGATATGCTTCAATAAATGAATCTGGTGTGAACATTTTTTCTCCTCTGTGTTAATGTGTAAATTATATATCTTTTGTTGATAAAAATCAACTTTTTTCTAAACTTTTTTGCTCATTTGTATAGAGCTTGTGCTTCTTCTACTTTTCCTGATCTTGCCAGTACTGCGGCAGCACGAGCTTTGCCCATTGCTTCAAAAAAAACGTAGATACTGTTTAAGAATGTTTTCATAGGTAAGATTCCTTTTGAGAATTAAATTGTCGGATATAGTTTTCTAACTGTGCGGCATCGGTAATGCCTTTGGTACTTAGATAGCTGTCTAAGCGACTTTGATAGGAACTTTCTGGAAACATTTCTGCTAGGCGTTCCATAAGCCCTAGCATAAAGTTTGATACGGTTTTCATTGTGTGATATCCTCTGTAAGTGTCTGTAAAAACTAATGGTTTCTACTGAGTATTTAGTTGGGATATGCTGCATCTGCACATTTACGGCTTTGACTTTATTGTTTTTTTAATTTACAATATGATTTAATTTGAGTTAAATATATTATAAACGAGTTGATTATGAAATTAAGAACTAGGTCAATCCTGCAAGAATTGAACGAAATAGCAGAAGTCCGTAACAAGGACTCGCTGTTTGAAAGTCGCGCCGTTAACATTATTAATTCAGCTATTAATCTTTTGGAAAGTATTCATAAGAACTATACGCCAGAACAAGCTGATGAGCTAGAGCGCCGCTTAATTAATGCTATCCGTGGACAAGATGCAGCAAAGTTTACACGCGGTATTCGTAAAATAGCAGAATCACGCAAAGTTAATAAACCATTAGATTCAAATGACGAATAAATTATTTGAGGGCGGAAACGTATTCAAAGGCCCAGACAAACAACCTTTAACGCAGCGTATTGCTACGGGAGATGTTCCAGCCACTATTGCTTTTATCGAAAAAGTAACAGGACTAGACTTCACCAAAGAATTAGATCCTCACGATAAAAAACCTGTAAAATGGCTAGGTACAACTGGACGTAAAGAGCATCCAGACGGAACTTTTGAATTAAACAGTTCTGGAGATTTAGATTTATCAGTTGACGCTAACGAAGTAGACAAGAAAGAATTTGCTACAAAACTAGCACAACAATTTGGCAAAGACAGCGTAAAATTAAGTGGCGATTCTGTACACTTAAAGACACCAATTAAAGGTGACGAAGCCAACGGATTTGTACAAGCAGACTTTATGTTCTCTAACAATCCTAAGTTCCAGCAAGGAAGTATGATTGGTGGGCAGGGACAGTATCGAGGAGAGCATCGCCATATTGTTCTAAGTTCTATTGCTCGTGCAAGAGGAATGAAATATAGTCCTAAGTTTGGTCTAGTTGATCCAGAAACAAATGAACCTGTTAAAGGTGGAGATGATTGGAATACTATTGCTAAACAGTTGTTAGGTCAAACCGCAACAGTTAAAGATATTCGTTCCGTTGATGCTATCATTAATTACATTAAAAAATTACCTAACTATGACGAATTAGTCAGTGCTGCTCGTGAAACACTAGGGCGTTCAGGAATTGAACTTCCACAGAAAGAATCATTAGAGCACTACACACCTAACAGTCCAAGTTGGATGCGCAAAATTATGGATATGGTAAAATGAGAATAACCGACATTCTAATAGAATCTAAAAAAACTCTTAAGAACAGTAACCCTTGCTGGAAAGGATATCATCCAGTAGGTACAAAGAAGAAGGGCGGCAAGACTGTGCCTAACTGTGTGCCAGAGGCTGCTAATCCTGCTCAACAGGCTGCAATCGCAGTTAATATGAAAAAGCAAGGTAAGAAACCTAAGAATGAAGCATTTGATGATGCAGAATATAATGATGAATCCGGAATGGCTCAAAACAGCCTACACACTATTCATAGAGCCGCAGTAGGTTTATCTAAGTTAATCAAAGACGGAGAGAACCTCCCAGAATGGGTACAGGAAAAATTATCCATTGCTGAAGATTATATGCAGACAGTTTGGGATTATCTAGAGAGCGAGCACGAAATGAGCCACACTCCTGAAAGTCTAGAACTAGAACAAGACTTTGATCTTATTGAATCAATCATTGAAGACATTGCAGAAAGCAACGGTGTAGACCCAGAAGTAGTTTGGGAAGATCTAGAATCCTTAACAGATGACGAGCTATATGTATTTGCTGTTACTTCTCAACTAAACGAAGATTGGCAAAAGGTTAATAAGAAAGACAAAACAGACGGTATGAGCCGTAAGGCTGTAAAGGCCTATCGTAGAGAAAATCCAGGTAGTAAGTTAAAGACTGCGGTAACCACAAAGCCAAGCAAACTTAAAAAAGGTAGCAAGGCCAGCAAGCGCCGTAAGAGCTACTGTTCTCGTTCACGTGGACAAATGAAAATGCACAGCATCAGCTGTGCCAAGACACCAGACAAGGCAATCTGTAAGGCACGCCGTCGTTGGAACTGCTAATGAGAGCCAGTGAGTTTGTCATTGAAAATTTTGCCGATGGAAAGGTAAAGGGAAAGAGCCGCCCCGGTCGTGTCAAACGTTCTGGTGCTAGCTGTTCTGGATCAGTGACAGATCTACGCAAACGTGCAAAAAATGCAAGTGGTGAAAAGGCTAAAATGTATCATTGGTGTGCTAATATGAAGTCAGGAAAAAGTAAATGAGAGCTTTTGAGTTTTTGATAGAATCAAAACCTGGTAAACAGGCTATGAGCTACAAGCGTAGTAATAGATATCCTGACGGCAGTGATATTCCTGACAGCTTACCCGATAGGTATCAGCCAGCGTCAAATCCGGGAGTGCCTGCGCAACAAAAATGTAGCAATTGCGGCTACTATGATAGTAAAACTAAGAAGTGTGACAAGTTCAAAGGTGAGCCTGTGGTCAAACCTGCTTATTGGTGTGCCAAGTGGGAACCTTATAAAGAAACTGTAACAGAAGCCGAAGCACCTGTACCTAAGAAAGTAGGTCGTGAGTTTAATCACCTAGAAGATCTAGTGTTTACAGAACACGGTGGTGCCAAACGTGCTGTTGAAGTTTTAAAAAGTCTAGCATCTGATGCTAAAGATGTTTCTATCAAGTGGGACGGTAATCCAACTGTCTATTGGGGCAGAGACGAAGATGGTACCTTCCGTATGGTAGGTAAAAATAACTGGGGTCGTGAAGAAGGTAAGAGTTCTAACCCAGAAGAGCTCAAGCAGTTTATCCTAAGTCGCGGCAAAGGAGAAGACTGGCGTGAGAAATTTGCTGGTGATATGGCTAGCCTATGGCCTATCTTTGAAAAGGGAACTCCCAAAGATTTTAGAGGTTATATCTATGGTGATATCTTGTTCCATCCTGGAAAACCTTATGACAGTGGTAATGGTAAAATTAATTTTACCCCTAATCAAACTACATATTCAGTTAGAGCAACAAGTCCAGTTGGCGTAAGATTGGGTAAGGCTAAGGTAGCTATTGCTGCTCACAAACATTTAGATTATTTTGGTGACAAGACTGGAGATGATCTAACAGATGTTAAGGCTCTTAATGTCAGTCCAGAACTTGTAGTGTTTGGACAAACCTATGTAGCACATCAACCTGCGGTAAATGCAGACAATCTAGGTGTAATTGAAAAATTAGCCAACCAAGTTGGCCCTAAAATTGATCAACTATTAGCACCTGTTGCAGGCCTAAGCGATCTACAGACAATCATCTATACCTTTGTAAACAATCAGTCAAAGGCCAAAGCCTTAGATAAAATAGACACAAACAGTTTCTTTCAGTGGCTACAGGGCAGCAAAGTCAGTGCTCCAAAACAGGCTAAGATTGCTGAATTAAACAAGGCCAACGCAGGTGTAATGGATAATATGTTTCATTTAGTGCGCGAATTAATGAAAGCCAAAGACGAAATTATTCGTGAACTAGATGCTGCCGAAGGCGATATTACTGCACACACTGGCGGAAAACCAGGCGGTGAGGGTTATATGCACACAGGACACGGTGTTAAGCTAGTTCCACGTGATCGTTGGACCCCATTTAGAGCCGATTAAAGCCTATAAACCCTAGTTTTTTCCAATCTGACTAAATACTATGCCGGCCTCTGAGCGAGGTCATAATGATTTAAGGAGAAACTATCATGGCAGACATTACATCAGTATATCAAACATATAACAACTCTGGTTCAGGAGTTGCACAAGCAGACGACAACTACGGAAAATTTGCTATCAGCCAATCCGACGTTGGTCGTGAAGTTGTTCTTAGCATTACTAAGACAAACATCACTAATGCAGAATTGCAAACAATTATTAACTATCTAACAACCAGCCACGGTTCAGCAGGTTCAGGTGACTCTGCATTTACAGTTGCAGCAGTTGGTACAGCAGATGGTTCAGCTTTTGTAAGCGGTACAACTGACGTTGTATACCTACGTTTACAAGGTACAGGCGATTACACAGTTGATGCATCCGATGCACACGGTGTTACTGGCGCTGCTACTGCTATTGTTGCAGTTTTCAAACCAGCACTATAATTAGTTAATTCCTAGGGATGGGAAGGATGGGCCGGATTTATTCCGGCCTTTTTCTTTGGCTATAAATAGTAGCACATTATGGCACGATATAAGATAGTAACCCTAGTAGACATAACTCGTACCAATTCGACAAGATCGGAATCTGATCCTATTAAAATTGGACAGCAGGCAAATTTTAATTCTCTGCTACAGGCAATAGGATTGAGATCAAATGTAGAATGGGTAAGAGATCCAAAAAAGTATACAGGCTCATTACCAGACGACATCAAAGGTAAGGCAACCTATTGGATATGGGAAGTTGACTGTGAAAGAGAAGATGTTTTCTTAAAAGATAATGATCCCTGCGGACTTTTAAAAGACGATGTTCACGGTGTTCCTATTGTTGACCAATTAGAAAATTCTGTTGACATAACTCCCGCAGCGTTCCAAACACGCAACGGAAATCAAAATACCTGGATTACCATAATCTAGTATTATTCATATTACAATTACCCTAGTAAATATTATACTGAGGCAATTATAATATGGAAAACTTTAGAAAAAAAACAATTAAACAAATTAGGCTCTGGGCGTGGGCAGCGGCTGTCCTTCCCGTTACGGCTCTTGCAGGCATTTTCTTTGTATGGCGTTTCTTTGATGGCACATTTTTAGGCTATGTGATGATCACCGGCGAAACTTTGATGTTTGCGGTTGCTGTAGTTTGGTGGTGGTGGGCAATGTATGTATTTCGAAATCTAGTCAAACACTGGGATGAAACTAAATCAAAAGTAGACAATGTTCTTACTGATATTAAGGATATTAAGAGTCTAGTGATTGATGTAATTAAACCAGACGAAGATAAATAAAATATAAGAAATTTATAGGCTTTTTTCGCAGGCATAATATTTAGGCATCCAAGTATACCTTATTGGAGATATTTTATTATGGCTGATATGCCTACCACAAGTTTAGAAAAACAAAGCCTAGAAGCACACGTTGATTTGTGCGCACTTCGTTATCAACAGTTAGATCAACGTCTAACTAATTTGGAAGACAAAGTTTCAAACATTCATACTGATATTGTTCAGGGCCAGAAGTCAATGACCAAAGTCATTATTGGTACCGCTGGTACAGTAATTGCAGGTGTTCTAAGTATTATCATTACCATGCTTATGCGTGGTGGATAATTTTTAGCACATTATATACGCAGTTAAATAAAGGACCATAGGTCCTTTTTTTATGACTCAACTTTCTCGACGCCTAGAGCAGATAGTTAAGAAAGAACTATCCAAAAATATCATTCCTGTTCGCACAGAGCGTGGTATTCTTGTAGGCGAAATTTTGATAGTCAGTGATGGACCAATTAAATCTCTTTACAAGAACAACGAATTATTATATAATGAAATACATTTAAATTCTATTGCTATTAAAATTGCTAACCTATTAGCACTTCGTCAGAGTAATATACTTGCCGATGCATTATATAGAGCGGATCAAGAATATGGACGTTGGTTCACTGATAGCCAAATACTCAGGGCTCAATATCAAAGAGCAGTAAGTAATAAGGACTTTGATAGGGCTGATATGCTATGGGCAAGATATGTTGAAAGCAGAGATCGTACAATGGTCTGCAAAACCCAAGCAGAGAGTTTAATAAGAAATGAATAAATATAGTATCAATCTGGACCCTTAATTTATGAAAACTACAGACCTTTTTAAATCAAATAGATCATCTAAAAAGATCAATGAATCGATGGAAAAATTATTCGGTACAAAGCTAGATTTTGCTAGTTTTGATGTACCAAAGTTGGAAGATGCTCGTAATAAGCTACGTACACAATTAAGTCAAGTTCGTTCAGGCAGCGGATTTAATGAAAATATTGAAAATGAAGCAGTAGCACAAGCTCAGTGGATGTTAGACGCTATCAATGCTGAAATTGCAGAACGTGCAGAGTTTATTGTTGATCCAAGCGTTGCTGAAGTTAGCACAGATGAAGGATTTGGGTCTTTAGAAGATGAAGTTATGCAACTTCTAAAAAGGTTTGACGAAAATGCCAACGAAATTGGCGCTTACGGAGATCCAGACGCTAAAAAAATTGTCGAACTATTAAGACAAGGTGACTTTGAAGGCGCAGCAGAAGAAGTATGGTACGCATACAGTGACCAAGACGGTGGCGAAGTTCCACGAATTGAACCGTATGTTGAAGACCTACAAGCAGAATTTGAAGCACTTGCTCAAGGCGGTGACGAAGACGAGGGTGGAGATACAGACGATGCTTATGCTCTAGCATCAGCAGGACACGGTTCAGATGAAGACTACGGTAGTTTTGGCTACGACGAAGAGTATCAAGCAGAAGATGCTGACGAGGAAACTAAAGCAGCTCACAATGCTGGATATAAAGATGCTTCTCAAGGAAAGAAAAAGAATCCATACAATCCCGGATCACCGTCGGCAAAACACTACGATGACGGACAGGATTCATATAAAAGACACTTTGGTGAAGGTACTGTATCAGAAAAAGCACCTCCAGGAGCCAAAGCAGAACGTATGGTAAAACATATTAAAAAAGGTTATGCCAAAGATGGCAAACTAACCGATAAAGAAAAAAGCATTGCGTATGCTACCGCTTGGAAGCAACACAACAAAGAAAAGAACGAGTCAACAGAATCAGGAGAAGATATGACTAAACTAAACGAAGGCGAAGTACAACAGGCCAGTGCTATCGTTACAGCAAAAACTATGGTCGACAGAGTTAGCCGTTGGATCGAAGAACTATCTGGCATGGAGAACGACACACTTCTACAGCTAGGCGATTCTATCCGCGATGAAATGGGACAAGAACAGGCTAAGGCATTTATTAGCCAGTGTGCTCCGGCTATTCAGCAGGCATTGGAAAACTTAAAATCCACACGCGATACATTAAGTACCAGTGTTCGTTCATTGGCCAGTGGAGAGCAGCCAACAGATATGCTAGGCGGTGAGCCAGGTGCAGATATGGGAGCTGGAGACGAAATGGGTCCTGCTGAGCCAGATATGATGAATACAGGCGGAGACGAAAGTGGACTAGATGCTCTAGCAGGTGGCGACGAGTTTGGCGCAAGCGATGCAGCAGCTGGCGGATTAGAAGCAGCTGGACGTGAACAGCGTGAAAGCATTGATCGTAGCAACAGTCTATTAAGAGTATTAGCAGGTTAATGAAACTTTTTAACATCATTAGTGAACGTGAAATGTCCAGGTTAGCTGAACTCGATGCTCCTATGCTTGGACAACAGCCTGCTGGACAGCCTGGCGCACAGCCAATGACTCCTGCACAGGATCCTCAGGCACAGGCTAAACTTCAAGCACAACAAGTAAAACAACTAGCTGATCAAAGAAAACAAATTCAAGATGCTATCAAACAAAAGCAACAAGAATTAGTAGATCTACAAAAACAGTTATCTAGTTTAAATTCTCCATCGGGTGGTGTATAATGAGATTTTTTGAATTTGCCGGTGATGATGTAGGCGTAGACAAGTTTGTTATGATTTTAAAGAACTTTATAGGTCGTGCTTCATCAAAAGGACAACCTGCTAAATTAAACTGGGCAGCACTTCAAAAAATAGCATCTGATGCAGGATTTGAAATGGGTTCTGATTACGAAACATTTAAATCAATGTATGATAGTACTCCTGCTATCCAAGCATTAGTAAGAGATTTTAATGCCGATGGCGTTAATCTAAATGTTCCTGGCACAGACCAAGATACCGAAACACCTGTAAAAGGTGGAGAAACAAGCCAAGATGCTGTAGATAAAATGGCTGCATCTGCCGCTCCAAAACAATTAGCCGCTCAGGCTTGACAATCCTAAAATAAAAGTATAATATATAAAGTATATGAATACTTTTACACCACCTCCCTTTGTGGAGAAGTTCCAATACAAGAACTGTCAACAAATTAACGATCCGGTTACACGCAAACGTGTATATCTAACACCCGATGGCGAAAGTCTTCCTAGTGTTACAACCATCCTTAGTGCTACCAAAGATATGACGCACTTAAATGAATGGAAGAAACGTGTAGGTGAAGAAAATGCTAAACGCATTACTACAGAAGCTGCAGGAGTTGGTACTGCTATGCATAGTAATTTAGAACGTTTCATTGCAGGCCTAGAGCGTATGCCAGGCAAAAATCCTGTACACGTACAGGCTAATTCAATGGCTGACCAAATTATTATTAACGGTCTCAGCGATGTTAATGAAGTCTGGGCAATGGAACAAAGTTTGTATTTCCCAGGGTTGTATTCAGGAACAACAGATTTAGTAGCAGTTTATAAAGACAATCCAAGTGTATGTGATTATAAACAAACTAACAAGCCTAAAAAATCAGAGTGGGTTGAAGATTACTTCCTGCAGTTAGTTGCTTATATATTAGCACATAATGAAGTATATGGCACCGATATGCGCGAAGGGCATATTTTTATGTGTTCTAGAAACTGTGAATATCAGCAGTTTGATCTATGGCCCAAGGACTTTAACAAGTACCAGGATATGTGGCTCAACAAGGTAGAGGAGTACTATACGAGCTTAAGATAAATATTCAATAACGGGAATTTTATCATTATGGCTGTCGTACAGATCTCTAAAATACAAGTCCGCAGAGGACAAAAAAATTCAAACAGCGGCATTCCGCAACTAAGTTCTGCGGAGTTTGCCTGGGCTGTTGACTCGCAAGAGTTATTCATTGGTAACGGTAGTGTTGCAGAAGGTGCTCCTTACGTAGGCAACACTAAGATCCTTACAGAACACGATAACATATTAGAGCTAGCATCGAGCTATCATTTTGCATCTAATAATGCTGCAATAACATTAAGCGTTCCGAGAAGTTTACAATCTAAACTAGACGAATACGTTTCTGTAACAGATTTTGGTGCAGTAGGTGACGGAGTAACCGATTGTGTTGAAGCATTTGAAACTGCATTTCAGCAGCTATTCCAAAATGTAGATCCAACCCTTAAGAAATATCTTTTAATACCAAATGGAGAATATTATTTCGCAAGTGATCTAACAATTCCAAGCGAAGCAATTCTTAAAGGTGAAACACAATTAGGCACAGTTCTAAATATCGACGCTCACAACATTCGATTTGTTACCTCAACTGGACTGGAACTTGTAGATTTTAATAGTACTAATAGACCTAAGAATATTAATATTTCTCAACTTACAATTAAACGAACAACAGGGCAATTTACATTATCGGGCATTGCCGATTCAGTCTTTCAAAATATCACATTCCTAGGAGAGTACGTATTAGGCGATTCTCTAGAATCATTAATTGCAGAACCGTCTGCGTTATTCTGGGAAAATGATCTTATTGGTGTTAGAACAACTAATGTAAAATTTATAGATTGTTCTTTTAACAGCAATAGCATTAGTATAAAATGTATTCAAACAGATGTGTTTGATACAGAAATTGATTTTGATAACTGTAATTTCTTTGTTAATGATACAGCCATATACGTTGACGGTATATCGACACAAGGCACCAAGTGGAAAATATATGACAGCAACTTTGAAGAAATTTACAATAACGCATTTAGATCTACATACGGTCATGGTACTATTATAAATCGTTGTTTTTTTAAAAATGTCGGTAACGGAATTAACAATTCTTCCGATCCAATTGGACCAATGGTCTACTTTGGTGAATCGGCAAACAACATTGTTATAGATTCAACTAGTGACCGACAACAAGACGCAGGAATTGTGTCTGTTGGAACTTCGGCAGCATATACTGAAGTTTACAATGGTTCTTTAACTACATTTGTTGATAGAAATTATTCTCAAATATATCTTTCAGATAGTTTTAGACCGTTGGCAGTATTTTCTGCATTGAATAAATTTACATCAATCAACTATTCGTTGAAGTTAGGCGAACATACACGTTATGGAAATATTACGTTTGTAATTGGTGACGACCTATCTCCAGGAACTAACGGTTCAGATATTTCTATTACAGATAATTTTACCTACTCTCCGAATTTTGTTCTATCCGAAGGAGGAAATCTTATGACTAATTTTGAATTCAACGTTACTAAAACTAGTAACACTACCGGTGATGACTCTACAGCAGCAGTTGTAGATACTATCGTATTATCATATAAGAACCCTCTAGCCTCAGGCAAAACAGGTTCCATCTCTTTTGATGTAACCTATGGTGTTTGATCAATATGGAACGGAAAGACTTGCAGCCTGGAAAGAATTTAGAGACAACCTAGAGACTAGCGATAACCCATTAGAGGATGTTGCTAGACTTTGGGGCCAAGCTCCATTTGTCAGTCCGTATTTAGACCCTCAAAATCCAACAGAATGGCCCGATCCGTGGCATTTAATTCTGGATCTACGACTTGACGATCTTGCTATTGTTCTTGGAATGCTGTACACTATTAAATTAACAAGTCGCTTTATTGATACCGAATGTGAGATACATAAATCCATAATCCCAGATAAAGATGACGCTTCATATATTTTGGTAGTAGACAAAAAATATGTACTTAATTTGGAATATAAAAGTGTAGTTGGTGTAGACGAATTAAAGAACATCGAGACCAAGTTGCTTTGGTCAAAATCTAGATTGTAATAAATATCAATCTACAACATTATAAGAACAGAGATAAACACAATGAGCATCACAGTTATTAAACGCAGCGGAAACAAAGAACCATTAGCAGTTGAAAAATGGCAAGCCCAAGTAGCTAAAGTTTGTAAAGGCATTGCAGACGTTAGCCAGTCAATGATAGAAATTAAAGCCCAACCACATTTCTATGACGGTATTACTACAGAAGAGATTGATGGAATTACACTTAGAGCAATAGTTGATCTAATTGATATTGAACATAATCCAGATGTAGGTCACACTAACTATCAGTACGTAGCAGGCAAACAACGTCTTTCGATGTTGAGAAAGGATGTTTACGGAGACTACGAGCCTCCCCACCTTTACGACATTGTTAAGAAAAATGTTTCTGTTGGATTATATACTCCAGAACTTCTTGAATGGTATTCAGAAGATGACTGGAATAAAATGAATGATATGCTAGATCATTCTAAAGATGAAGAATACAGTTACGCAGCTATTGAGCAATTGATCGAAAAGTATCTCGTGCGTAACCGAGCTACTAAGGAGATCTATGAAACACCACAAGTTCGTTATATGGTTGCTGCCGCGACTGTCTTCCATAAAGAAGAACCTAATGCAGCCCGTATGCGTTACATCAAAGAGTATTACAACGCGGCTTCAGATGGTTTGTTTACTCTTGCTACACCTGTGTTGGCTGGCCTTGGCACTCCAACTAAGCAGTTTTCTAGTTGTGTGCTTATCCGCAGTGACGACGATCTGGATAGCATATTTGCTTCTGGGGAGATGATGGCCAAGTATGCCAGCAAACGTGCTGGCATCGGTTTAGAGATTGGACGACTACGTCCATTAGGTTCGCCTATTCGAGGTGGCGAAATTATGCACACAGGTATGATACCATTCCTGAAAAAATGGTTCGGTGATTTAAGGAGTTGTTCACAAGGTGGAATTCGTAATGCATCTGCTACTGTCTTTTATCCCATTTGGCATCATCAGTTTGATGATCTCATTGTTCTCAAGAACAACCAAGGTACAGAAGAGACACGAGTTAGACACATGGACTACGGGGTCGTGTTGTCGTCATTCTTCTGGAGAAGATTTAAGAACAAAGAAAATATAACTTTCTTTGATCCAAATGAAGTGCCAGATCTATATGAAGCATTTTACAGCAACACAGAACGATTTGAAGAACTATATGTAAAATACGAAAAGCAAAAAGGTTTACGTAAAAAAACAATGTCAGCTGAAGAAGTATTCAAGTCCGGCATTCTTAAGGAGCGTACAGATACAGGTCGCATCTATTTGGTGTTTATTGATAATGTTATGAATCAAGGACCTTTTGATCCTGAATATCATACCATCTATCAAAGTAACCTGTGCTGTGAGATCTTATTACCAACCCGTCCATTTAAGAGATTAGACGACGAGGAGGGACGCATAGCGTTATGTACACTGGGATCCATTAACTGGGGTGCGTTCCGAAACCCAGAAGATATGCGTAGAGCGTGTCGAATCTTACAACGTAGTCTTTGCAACATTTTAGATTATCAAGATTTCCTAAGTATTCAATCTAAACTAAGCAACGACGAAATTCAACCACTAGGTATTGGTATTACTAACCTTGCCTATTGGCACGCTAAAAGAGGAATGAAATATGGCGACAAAGACGCACTGGCGGAAGTTAAAGTTTGGATGGAGCATCAGGCCTTTTACCTTACAGAAGCAACAGTTGAACTTGCCAAGGAAAGAGGCAAGTGTAAAGACAGCGACCGAACAAGATACGGTCAAGGGATCTTCCCTTGGGAAAGAAGAGCCCAAGGTGTTAACGAACTTACTGACTTTACTCCAGAACTCGATTGGGAAACTCTTAGAAAAGAAATGAAAACACACGGTGTTCGAAACGCTACCTTAATGGCTGTAGCACCTGTAGAGTCTAGTTCAGTTGTTATTAATTCAACCAACGGTATTGAAATGCCGATGAGTTTAATTTCAACTAAAGAATCCAAAGCTGGCTCGTTTACACAAGTGGTTCCAGAATATAATAGACTTAAGAATAAGTATCAGTTGATGTGGGATCAAACAGACTGCCAAGGTTATCTAAAGACTGCGGCTGTTTTAGCAGCGTATGTTGATCAAAGTATTTCAACAAACACATTCTACAATCCAGCACATTTCCCAGAACGCAAAGTTCCAACTACACTAATTGCTAAGAACTTGATGCAGGCACAGTTGTGGGGTATTAAGACTTTCTACTATAGTCTAATCAATAAGCAAGGCGCCAAACACGAGGACAAGACTCCCGAAGTACACTATAACGGTTTCTATGAAAGAGAAGCTGAAACAAGTATTGAAGAAGATTGTGAGGCCTGTAAACTATGAGTTACTCAGACAAAGTAATCGACCATTATGAGAATCCTCGAAATGTAGGTAGCTTTTCTAAAGATGAACAAGGAGTAGGCACAGGTATGGTCGGTGCACCTGCTTGTGGTGACGTAATGAAGCTACAAATTAAAGTAGACGAAACCACAGGAATTATTCAAGATGCCAAATTTAAAACGTATGGTTGTGGAAGCGCGATTGCGTCGAGTTCGCTCGTTACTGAATGGCTCAAAGGAAGAACGCTTGACGAAGCGCAACAGATTAAGAATAGCGAAATTGCTACTGAGCTTGCCCTCCCCCCTGTTAAGATTCATTGTTCGATACTTGCAGAAGATGCGATCAAAGCGGCCGTAAATGATTACCGTAACAGACAAAGCCAAAACAAAGATCAAGCACTTGCTTAAGAATAGAGGCAAGGGTGTAGGAATTCGACTAGCAGTTAAAACTACTGGTTGCAGTGGTTTGGCATATGTGTTAGAATATGTAGACGAGTATGAAGCAGAAGTTGGAGTTACAAATTTTGCTACAGATGATTTTGTAATATTAGTAGATGCAAAGTCTTTAGTATATCTAGACGGATTAACTATAGACTGGGTAAAAAATGGATTAAATGAAGGGTTTGATTTTGTTAACCCAAATGAACGTGACCGTTGTGGTTGCGGAGAAAGTTTTAGAGTATAAAAATGAGTAAACAACAATATAATTTAACAACAAAGACAGACTATCTTAATCGTAAGATGTTCTTGGATCCGGCAGGTCCTGTTACTATTCAACGATTTGAAGAAGTAAAATATAATAAAATTGTAGACTTTGAAAAGACAGCCCGTGGATTCTTTTGGGTCCCAGAAGAAGTTAGTCTAACCAAAGATGCAAATGATTTTAAGGAAGCATCAGATGCGGTTAAACATATCTTCACTAGTAACCTGCTTAGGCAAACTGCTCTTGACAGTCTGCAAGGTCGCGGCCCAAGTCAAATCTTTACTCCGGTCGTAAGCCTTCCAGAATTAGAAGCATTGGTCTATAACTGGAGTTTCTTTGAAACTAATATTCATTCACGCAGTTACAGTCACATTATCCGTAACATCTATAACGTGCCTAAGGAAGTATTCAACACTATCCATGACACCAAAGAAATTGTAGATATGGCCAGTAGTATTGGCAAGTATTATGATGACTTGCATAAGTTTAACTGCATTAAAGAGATTGATAGTGATCCTAACAACTCTCCCGAAGAAGGACATATCAAAGCAATCTATCTAGCCTTACACGCAAGTTACGCATTAGAAGCTTTCCGCTTTATGACATCATTTGCTACAAGTCTAGCAATGGTTGAGAACAAGATCTTTATCGGTAATGGCAACATTATTAGCCTAATTCTACAAGACGAATTGCTACACAAAGGATGGACTGCTTATATTATTAATCAGGTAGTCAAAGAAGATCCACGATTTGCCAAGGCAGCACAAGAGTGTCAAGATGAAGTAATTCAAATTTACAAAGATGTTATTGCAGAAGAAAAAGCCTGGGCCGACTATCTGTTTAAACTAGGCCCAGTGATTGGTCTTAATGCTAATATTCTAAAAGAGTTTGTTGACTTCACAGCTCACGGTTCTCTAAAGGATATTGGTATTAAGTATTGGAATCCACATCCAAAGACTACTCCTATTCCTTGGTTTAACAAGCACACTGATACTAGTAAGAAACAGAGTGCATTACAAGAAACAGAATCTACAAGTTATGTTATTGGTGTTATGTCAGATAATCTCGACTACGACGCTCTACCAGCTATATAATAAACTATGTATAAAGCTCAATTCAAAAGAAAATCACCTTACGAGTCTTGGACAACTATAGGAACCTATGGCAGCGAACAAGCTGCTATAAGTGCTGCCCTTCAATATAAAAATAAAGGTATGCTCCTAGTTAGAGTCACAGACAAGACGGGTGCTGTAATATACTCAAATTAAAGGAAACAAGAAATGAAAGCGATTGTATGGAGTAAGTATCATTGCCCCTATTGCGATCAGGCCAAAGCATTGCTCACACAAAAGGGAATTGCATTTGAAGAACGCAAAATTGGAGACGGGTATTCAAAAGAGGATTTATTAGAAGCTGTGCCTACCGCACGTACAGTTCCACAGATCTTTTTAGACGAAGAATTAGTAGGCGGATTTACTGAATTAAAAGCGAGGTTAGCAAATGTTAATTGAAAAAGGTGTAGCAGAAGGTGATGTTGTAACACTTAAACTTACAAGTGGTGAGGAAATACTTGGAAAGTTAGTTGAGGACGGTGCTCTTTATATTAAATTAAATAGACCTATGGTCCTTACAGCAGGGCAACAAGGTCTTGGAATGGCTCCATATTTGTTTACTGCCAATCCAGATAGAGATGTACGCATTTTTAAAAATACAGTTGTTGTATTTGAGCCAACTCTTAAAGAGTTTTCTGACAGTTATATTCAAGGAACTACAGGTATTAAATTGGCTTAAATAGTAGTATGGCGAATTCTACAGTTAATCCGAGTCCAGCAGCAGGCAATAGTCCTAGCGGTCCTTATAGTCCTACTGCTCATACCCATCCGTATACCGCAATTACAGGGCTACGGTTTGACGGTAATGGTCGTGTTGAACCTACATACGATTCTAGCAATGTGTTTGCTAACGGTGTACCAATTGCATTGTATAATGCAAACGCAACTGACGGCAGCTTTTCCGCTCCAGCGGTTCCTAAGGTAACTGTAGTTGCCGCTGTGCAAAACGTAGAAGGCGACGAAGATAACACATCTGGTAAAAAGGAAGCTGATAGGTTCCTAGCAGAAGGTCGTATTACCAAAGACGACTACGCTAAAATAACAACAACTCCAACACCAAAGGGAGAAGGAGTTAAACCTGGTGCACCAAAGGCTGGAAAACCATCTGCGGAAGTAACAGGTGATATTAGTTATTCAACAGTATTAACTCCGGGAGGAACTACTCTTGGAGCAATGATTAAAAATGTTACTTTTCCAAGAACTATTCAACAACTAGCGGACAACGTTAAAGGATTACCTCCTCAGAGTATAGTTAACAATCTTGCTGCTCTTGCGTTGAATGTTGTAGAACCAATCAAAGCACATTATAAAAATGCGTTCTTAACCAACAGCTATAGACACGGTTCGAATCAAGCACAACACGGTACTGGCCAGGCCTGCGATATACAGTTTAGAGGTGTGCCTGCTCATGATTATTTTGATATTGCTGTGTGGATTAGTAAAAACATTCCTTACGATCAGTTATTATTAGAATACCTACCAGGAAAGACTGTGTGGATACACATCAGTTATGCCATACCAGGTTTACCTTATGGTGGACAAACTGTTCGAGGAACTAAACCAATTAACGCTCTTGCAACATTAAACGGAGCGGCTGGAGGAAAATTTACTCCAAACTTACATCAGGACATTCTTGTCTCTGCATTACCTAACAAAGTAGTAGCTGCTTAATATGAAAAAATTTCTTTGGACAACTCTAGGCTTCTTGTCTCTTGGCATGGCCTACATTGGAGTAATAACTCCTGGCATTCCGTATTCACCGTTTGTGGTGTTTGCTGCTTACTGTTTCAGTAAAGGCAGTGAACGTATGCATCGATGGATATATAATCACAAGATCTTTGGACCATTCTTAACTAACTGGGGACAGAAACGTGTGTTCCCTACAAAGATGAAATTCTTTATGTTAGGTATGATGAGTCTAAGTTTAATTTTAATGTTTACAGGCGGAGTAAAACCAATTGGTATTATTAGTACTGCAATATTTATGGCCCTTGTTGCCGTTTGGGCTTGGCGTTTTCCTGGGAGTGTTGAAGAACACCAAAGAAGAGTTGATAACAATGAAAGGATAGGATGGCTAAAATAACCTTAGACGAATTAATTGATATTGCCTTTGCTCACGAAGAAGGCGACCCATTTGATTGGGGTGCATTCAAACAAGGCAAAACAGAAGCAATGCGTATGATTGGTGCAAGTATCCTTGAACAATTTGATAAAGAAGATATCACTGACGCTGATCGATTAATCCTATTAGCAACTATTACTAAATTAGTAACAGAGAATATGATCTTACATACAAAGATTATAGGAATGACAAAGAATGAAGTGTGAACAAGGTGACATTGCCAAAATCATTATGAGCCTACGTCCTCAGAACATAGGCAAAACTGTTTTGGTAGAAAATTATATTGGACACTTTAAACAAGGTGAAGAATTTGATTTTCGCGGCATTGTATGTAAGGCACAAATTACGGATCATTATTGGTGGATTAGTACCGACCACGGACTCCAAAATATGCTAGGCGATACGCCCAAAGCATACATCCCGGACACTTGGCTTGACCCATTACGTCCAAATAAACTTAGCCAAAAAGAAGAAGAAACTGTTGACCTAACTGCTTAATGGCAGCATAATAAACGTATGCGCTAGTAGCTTAGTGGCAGAGCCGGAGCTTCTAAACCTCTTGTGTCGTGGGTTCGATTCCCACCTAGCGCACCAAAGGATTTATATGCAGTTTAAAACCAAAGAAGAAGCAGAAGCATTTATCCGTAAGATTATGGGTCCACCAAAACGTAGACTAGAAGGTGCTGAACACGATCGAGTTTGGTTAATGCTGCAAATGACAGAACCAGTTAGAGAGACTAATAATCAACATAGCTGGTGTGCAGAATACAACATTGGCGGAATAATGTACGATGTGCATTATTTCCCAGAAGAAGATCCATTTATAGAACAGTATCTATAAATAGATGCGTGGGAAGGTCCCACAACCAACACTCTTTAAATGTTAGGTACTTAGAGTGTGTACCGTAAAAGGAGAAATCATGATGTACGAAAGTAAAATGGCCGCCGCCATTAAAGTAAAAGGCAAAGTCCTAAGAGAATTCAAGGACACAGTTTATGTTCCGTTCGGATCAGAATATTCAATACTACTTAAGAATCTACATACGACCCGTGCTGTCGTTAACGTATATATTGACGGTGACGATATGGTTCCTGGTGGGATTGTTATTAACGCTGGACAAGAAGTCGATCTCGAGCGATCAGTCAAAAACGGCAATCTCACAGAAGGCAACAAGTTCAAGTTCATCGAAAGAACAGGCTCAGTGGAGCAACACCGAGGTGCCAAACTTGAAGACGGATTGGTAAGAATCGAATTCCAATACGAACAGCCTGTTCGTCCAATTACCTGGACAACTAATACTGCCTATTACGGCGATAATAAAATCTACCCACAAGGCGGAATTCTGCGTGGATCTACAGCAGATTGGGCTGCACCAGCAGGATCAGTAACCTGTTCTGCAACTATGGATAGTTATAGTACAGCATCTGCTCAGGCATTTGTTAATCAAGTTAACGATGTTGGTATTACCGTTCCGGGTAGCAAGAGTGAGCAAAAGTTTACCACTACTTATGTAGGTGCATTAGAAAGTACTAAACATTCTATGGTGTTTAAGATTTTGGGTGGAGAAGCTGTTAAACAGGCAGTAACAGTCAAACACAAACCAAAATGTGTGACCTGCGGTAAGCAGAACAAAGCTACCAGCAAATTTTGCCAAGAATGCGGTACAGCTCTTGAAATATTTGCATAAAAATTGTAAAGTGTAAATAAGTTTGCCGGACCTGTAACCATACTCCGGCTCCGCTGACGCGAAAACAGGATGGGCTGCGCTCACGGGGTTTGATAGTTTCCTGACACAAAAAAACTATCATTTTTAAAGGAAAATAAAATGCAATAGATTGAATATGCTTGTAAGGATGT